CTTGGGGTTTCCAAGGCGGGACAATAGATTTCGACTTTTCTAAAAGCGCCAATTGTTCCTCTAGCCTAGATTTTATTACATTTGCGCCGTCTCGCATAGCATCGTTTTCAATCCAACCGGCCACCATTTCTTCGGTAACTTCGGCAAGTGGCGTGCTAAGAACGGGGTTTGTGAAATACCAGTTGCCCTCAGTATCAACTGTGTTTTCACCGTCAGTCAGGCTTAAATGGTACTTTGCATGGGTGATTAATTCACCCTCTGCGCTTAGTTCCAGTATTTGCCATTTGTAATTCATGCTATTAAAGCAGATATTTCTGCTTGTGTTAGGCCAAGGGCAGTCAGTTTTGCAAGTGCAGATGCTTTTGCAGATGCTTCAGCTTCTTGTTGGGCTGTGTATGCGTTTTGTAGTTCTGTTAGTTTTGCTTCAACCGTTGCAGCAACGATTGTTACTTCAGCACCGTTTTGGTCTAAACAAGTTAAAGAACTAACATCATTACCATGAATAGTAACTACGTTTGAATATATTGCCCTTACCGCATAGTGTATGTTTGGTTGCATTATCTAATCTCCATAAGAGTAATTGAAGATTGTGTAGGGTTTTGGTTTAAATACATTTGATGACTACCAGAATTAGCCCTAATATAAATTGTGTAAGTTGTTGCTGAAGTTGTTGCTGGGCTATCTAAGATTTGCGCTGAACTTACACCTTCCCACTCTCCTCCTGCTGTAAAAAATTCATTAAAACCTCTTGAACCAGAACCGGTGGATAAATCAGTAGTACCATTTCTAAAAACGGTTACATTCATTTGTGCGCCATTATTATTGTCAATAGTTGCCACATAACTTACAAAAATTTTGCTTGTGGAAAATTGGGGGGTAATAGTAGCAGTTAAAGCTGTTGCAACATAAGAATTTGATGTTGTGCTTGTTGTAGATGTTGTGTAAGCATTAATTATTTGAATAACGCTACCACTAGGCATATTCAAAGCTGGTACTTGGTAATTAGAACCAGTAGGGTATTGAACCCCTGATGAACCGTCAAGAACTAGGCTCATATTAAACCCCTCTAGCTTGGCTTGCTACCATTGCTTCATAAGCAGACACTACTTCTGTTGTCCAGACTGCTGTTGCAATAGTGGGTACTGGGCTAGGGTCTGTGTGTGCGCCTGTGTCACCAGGGTGACGTACCCATCTTGTGAAGTTACGGGCAATCTCTACACCGTCTTTGGTGATGATTTCTGCTTGGCGTACTTGTAGCGTACCGTTTTCTAGCACTTCTGTTTTGTCAATTACTGTTGTTGATGCGAGTGTCATGGTGACTCCTTAGAATGTTGTTTTGTATGAAATGGTTACGCAGTTGTTGTAGCCATTTAAACCAGAATCTGAATAATCATAAAACCTCATTAATACTTTACTTGCATTACTGCTATCAACCCAAGCAAGAAGTTCTTTTCCTGTTGAATTTCTTTCTGCACCTACACCAGTTTGTATTAAAGTAGTAGATGCTGCAAAAGGCAAAGTAGCACCTAAGATACCAGTTCCACCCGTACTTGTTATGCTTATATTAACGGATACGTTAACAATGTTTCCAATTTTTGTATATGTTCCTGAAGAAGTGTAAGATGCACTTCCTGTTTGCCAAGTTACTGTTGGGGTGTAAGTCCCTGTCTCATAATCGTTCAAAGTTGAATTAGTAGTCGCAGAGGAATTACTAAATACTATGCCACCACCATTTTGTAGCATTTGTAAGTTGTTACCAGTAGTAAACCCACAAACGTTATTCGTACCGTTGTTTACTATGACACTACTTGCACCACTTCCTGTGATGGTGTCTACGTTAAGGTTTCCGTAAGCCATGTTAAGTTCCCGATGTTGAAGCTAACAAATAATAAGTTGTGCCACCAATACTGACAGCAACCTTATTTGTAACCGTATTTGTTGAAGAACTAGAAACCGCAGTTTCAACTAAAACGTTTCCTGTAATTTGTGGAACAGTAGCAGAATATTGTGATGTACTGCCAGAAACCAATACAAGAGACCCAGATGTATCGCTACTTAAACTAGCCCCAGATGTTGCAGTACCAGCCGTAAGATTTGTACTCATAAAACCACCCACCTTTGTCCATTAGAAACTGTAACTGTATAGCCTGACGCAATAGTTATTGGGCCAACAGAAAAGCCGTTTTGCCCAGTCGCTATTGTATAACTAGCTGTTATAGAATTGTTATTTATTTGAATAGCGCCACCAGCTTGTGCGCCACCTAAACCGCCCCATCCAGAGCCGTTATAGCCCTCAAATGTCGCAGTTGTCGTGTTAAACCCGTAAAGTCCCGTTACCGGAGTGGGTCTGGTCGATGTTGTCCAACTATTTACCACAGGCGCGGTAAAAGTCTTGTTACTTAGCGTTTGGGTTGTAGCCAAGCCAACAAATGTGTCAGTCGCAGCGGGTAAAGTCCAAGTATAAGTAGCAGAAGTGTTAGTTCCAACTACGTTAATTACGCCCCCACTAGTCTGTTGAAAAACTAAAAGTCCCATATATTTCCTTTAAAGAACTACCCATTTACTGCCAGAGGGTACGGTTACCGTAACGCCATTGCTTAGGGTTACTGGCCCAACCGAACTACCAGCAGACCCCGATGGAATTGTGTAACTTGTTGCTATTGTCTTGCTGTTAACATAAATTCCCCCAGTAATTTGCATATTTCCTGAAGTATCTATCTTTGCAATTTGAGTATTCGCTACGCCACCGTTATAAAACCCAATACTGTCGTTTGTTCCTGCTGAAATACGCCCAATTCCAGTTGAATAATCAACGACTATTCCATCAGCGTATGACCCTGTGTAAGAACTAGACGAATAAAACCCTGCCGTAGCAACAAAAGCAGATGAACTTAATATTCCTGTATTTGGAACATAACTTAATTTCGTACTGCTTGTGGTTTCGCCAGTAATCGTACCCGTAGTGGCCGTTGTAAGCGTTGGGTAATAGGTGCTAGATGAACTTGTGTTGTCGGTAATGGTTATACCCGTTGCCGGTGCTGCTGCCCAAGTAGGTACGCCACTAGCCAAAGTAAGAATATAACCATTGGTTCCGGCCGCCAAGAACGTTGTAGTGCCTGAAGCAGTTTGGTAAGGTACTGAACCGTTAGCGCCCCCAGCAAGATTAGTTGCCGTAGTAGCGCTTGTGGCTGTGGCTGCGTTTCCACCAATGGATAATGAACTGGCCGTACCCGTTAGCCCTGTTCCAGCACCTGTAAACGATGTGGAAGTGAGCACTCCCGTACTTGGGTTGTACTGTAATTTAGTGGAACTTGTGTATTCTGTGGCTAAGTTTCCGCTGGTCTGATTAGCAAATAACGGGTAGCGTGTGGCATTAGTGGTTGTGTCATCCGTGACCGATGCGTAACTAACTGGGGTTGCCCATGTTGGGGCGCTTGAACCGTTAGACTGTAAAAACTGGCCACTTGTGCCGTTTGCCAAAAATGCCGTTGTGCCTGATGCGCTTTGGTAAACAATATTACTTGCTGCGCCCCCCGCCAAGTTTGTGGCCGTTCCAACGCTTAAACTAGACTGTGCTGTGTACTGTGGCGCACTAGCACCGGCCGTTAATACATAGCCTGAAGTACCCAGCGCAAGAAATGTGGTTGCCCCTGAACCCGTTTGGTAGGGAACGGAACCGGCAGCGCCCCCGGCTATGTTTGTAGCTGAACCCGTTGTTAAGCTAGAAGTTGCCACCCAAATAGGCGCAGAAACCGCGCCCAAGGTCATTAGTAGCGAACCAGAAGTGCCGGGCGATAAAAACGATGTTGTGGCCGAACCAGACTGGTAAGGAACGGAATACTGCGTAGTTCCAGATAAATTAGTAGCCGTGGTGGCCGTAGCAGCGTTACCGCCAATACTTAAGCCTGACGCCGTACCCGTGATGTTGGTGCCTACAAGCGTGCTAGGCGTGCCTAAATTGGGCGTAACAAGCGTTGGGCTTGTGGCCAATACTACGTTACCCGAACCCGTTGTTGAAGCGCTAGAAGCCGCTGTGGCTTGCCCTTGGGCGTTAAATGTAACGCTTGCTAATGTGTAAGAAGCTGCTGTAACTGCCGTGTTGGCCAAAGCAATGGTAACCGCGCTAGAACCGTTGTAACTAGACCCTGAAAGGCCTGTGCCAATGGTTAAAGCATTTGGGTTTACCGCTGTTATGGTGGCCGAACCACCTAAAGAAATAGCGCTACCGTTTATTGTTATGCTTGAATTGGTAAGCCCTGAATTGGGTATGGTTGCGTTAATTTGGCTAGGCGCAATACTGATGGATGTATTGGTTACAGATGTCACTTGGCCAGAAGCATTTGTAACAAATACCGGCACTTGGGATGCAGAACCGTAAGTTCCCGCAGTTCCCACGGGCGTAATACTAAAAGTGTATGAAGATAAGGTTAACCCAGTACCCGCAAAATAAGATGCTGCGCTTGCAAGCTGCGACCATGTAACTGGCGTAGTGCCAAGCGTTCCACCCGTAGAAATGGTGCAAACCCACCCTGAATTAGCCTGTGTGCTGCCGTTTTGTATGAATGTAAACGCTGAAATTAGGCTATTCCATGTGTTTGCATCGCTACTGCGTGCCCAAGCGCCTGAAGCGGCCACATAAATACCGTTTTGGGCTTGCGTTGTTTGGTTTTTTACCAAAACACGGTCACCAACAAGGGTTGTATAGCCGTCTATGGTTTGTAAACCGCTAAGTGTTAGGTTGCCAGTTGATGCAACTTGACATTCGGCCTTAATTGCGTATCCCTGAACAAACATATCCACATAATTCTTGTTAACCAAGTCTGTGGGGTTGGCCGGGGTGGTGGAAATAGTGCCTGTGGTTGTACTAATATTGGTAAAAACCCCGCTAGATGGGGTTACAAGGCCAATAGTTGTACTGTTTATTGTGCTGTTGGTTATGTTTAACCCAGATTGCGCCGGGTTAAGCGTTGCATAAAATGGTTGCCCCTGACCTATAAACGTTTGGAAGTTTCCATTGACGTCAAAATACGCCTGAACTGGCAGTAAGTTTTGGTCGGTTGTTAGGTTAGGGGCACTCATTAATAGGGAATACAAGTCATAACTATCACATCACCAGCAGACATATTGACCGCTAGTCCAGAAGTAATGCTAAAACCCGTCATAGTTACTGACGTTGTAGTGCTTGCGGTTTGCTGTAAGAACAAAGCTGAACCACTAGTAACGTCATTAGCTAAACACATCCAACCGTTTGGGGCGGCCGGTAGTGTAATGGTGCCATTTGCTGCGCCACCTGTTCCAACCGTTACCGCAAAGCAGTTTGGCGTAACCCCCTTAATTGTGGGGCTAGTACCGAAACCACTTGCAATAACTGGTTGTGCAGAAAACGTACTTAAAAATACGGTGTTTGGCGTGTTTGTGTTTGCAACTTGATTGGTCATGATTGATCTGCCACCGGTGTTACATAAATGGTATTGGCCGTACCAACCACGCTTAAGTTAAACCCGTTGGCGGGAACACTTATAACTGTGGGCTGGGACATATTAATACCAAGCACAAAAGAAGCAGATGAATTACCCGCAGTAGGCAATACCGCAGCAGTTGCGGACACGCTACTAGGGTTAAGCGGCGCTATGGATACAGCAACCGGTGTACTTCCAGTATTCAAGAACGCACAAAAGTTCGTTTGGTCATTACCGGCGGGGGTAATGGTTAGCGAACTACTGGCCGTTGTTGTTACCGCTACCGCGTAGGTAGGCCCAATTGGGCGGTAAACGCTTGTATTGGCCATGATTAAGCTGCGTTAGTAGCTACTGGCAAGCCTTCAATGCGGTGGACTTTAAAGTCGTAAACGCCTGAAGCCGGTGTAATTGCTGTTGCTGCGCCTGAAGTGTTTTGGAACTGTACAGTTAAAACCCCAGCAGTTGCTACGTCACAATTTGTGATTGCAATGTTAGACGTTTGGTTACCTTGATATTGTAAAAAAGTAACAATGTCAGATGCTTGCAAACCCGCAATTGGGAAAGTTTGTAAAGACTGTGTGGAAGATGTGGTTAGTGCGGATGGTGTCAGGCTAGGCGCAATTACAAATTGCTCAAGAATGTTACCGCGTGCGATGGTGGTACTTGACATGATATTCCTTTAAAGAATGGGTAAATTGTATCGTTAAATAAAGAAAAAGCCACCCCTTTTGGGGGTAGCCCTTCCCTTAATTTAGGCTAGATTATGACGATTGTGTAAGGTCATAGCCGTAAACATATACGTCACCAGTTCCGGTTGCGCCAGAAGCAGTTGTTACGTCAACGTATAAAGTTTGGTTTTGAATAGACAAACTTGTTGATGATGAATCAACATAGGCTGTACCCAAAACGTTAGCACTTAGTGATGCCAATTGCGCAGTTGTCAACGCACCGAACAAAGCAGATGGGCTACCTGAGTTTGTTTGTGTGATAGACAACGCTGTTGCTGTTGACAAAGATACTGTTGAACCAGCGTTATTCACGTTGGTAACAATCATTTCCTTTGGCAAGTAGGTTGTTGTGTTGTTAACGGGAACGGGCGTAAAGCCTGTTGCGTTAAGGTTAACACCCTTGGCTACACCGATTAAACGCAACGCTTGATTCGTTGCTAGATTACTTGGGTGTGCCGATACTGTGGTTGCTGGTCCGGGATTACTCATTTTGTATTTTCCTTTATGTTAATTAGGCTGCAATACGGCAAGCAAGTTCAGGGTACAACGGTGCCCAACCATACAACACATCTAAACGTGTTGGAATACTATCGTTGTTAATGGTGTATTGGCGGACAACCCTCATGGACAAACCAATTTCCTTATCGCTTGCACGACCAGCAAAATGGACACCCTCTGGCAGCTCGAGATCAGCTACGGCAAGCGTAAACGCATTTCTGTGGAACATTAAGTTCTGTGGTGATGTAACGCCTGTGTTGTTAAATGGTGTTACTACTGCTGAAGAAGATGTAGCGTTAACAACAACGTTTTGGAACTGACCACCTGTAATGATAGCTGGGCTAACAGTTACTGATGCTGAACCACCTGAACCAATGCTAACTGTGCTTGTAACAACGAAGTTACGCGCCTTGTTAGAACCGTATGCTTGGCGGTTTTGTGGGTTGGCTGCAAGAATGTTAGCAAACTGGATAACGTCACCTTGGTTCAATGTAGCAGCAGCACTTGTTGCGCTGATGGTAATTGTTGAAGTTGAAGCCCAACCGCTAGAAATACCAAAAGATGCAGAAGTTGTATCTGTTGATAGTGTTGCAGAAGCGTAAGAACCAAATGTTTGGCTGACAATATTTTGGTCTAATTTCCAATTCACCCCAGCGCTGTCGCGGCCCATAAGGCCTTTGCGGTATTGCTCACCAAT